GATGTCATCAGCATAGTGTTTGATGTCCTCCAGATCAGCATGAATCTCTTTATAGATCTTCATAGCATTCTTCTGGTTGGGTATCCCCTTAACTTTCTCCTCTATGTAGTTTGCTTTCTCTGCGTTAATAAAGTCAACGAGAGTTTTAGCCTGACTAGAAGAAATTGTCATACCAAACATGTGTTTGTTCCTTTACTATAGTACATTCAAGTCAGAATGTCAATTAAGGTATATTCCGTTATTACAGACGATATCAATTCTAGTAGATGCAGATATGTTCGCAGTGTTTGAAGCACTCATTACAAAATCGTTTGTGTTTATCTTAACATCTGTACTACCTGTCTGGAGTTCCCAACCTACTTGACTACTGGTTGAGGTGTCCATACCAGAGGGTTGTCCACCCTCTATGCATTGAATATCGTTGCCATGGCATACGGTTTTGCTTTTGCCTTGGACTTCTGTAAAACTATTTCTACCAACGTTGTCATATTGACAACCCTTGACGTTAAATCGAAGATCACCCGCTGATTCTATTGCGAAGGTGCCTCCTTCTTTATCCATCCTAATCACACGATTACCTTTTATAACCTCTGTTAACTGACCTCCTCCGTCCATGTTGAGACGTTTAAAGGTACATGTTTCGTTAATAGAGTTAGCTATGGTTCTGAGTTCATTGTCGGCATTGATACCAATATTGGATGTAGAATCTATCATTATAGTTCCACCAACCTTTAGTTGATATTCACCGTCCACTCTGTCATACCTGTTGCCTTCTACCTCTGTGTGTAGGTTTCCCTCCACATTCAGGTGAGCATCACCGATAACTTGAATGATAAGTTTGTCTTCCTTTTTGTTTTTACCGACCTTAAGGGTGGTCGTCTTGTCACTATTTAGGTGTAAATCTCTTGAACTGATGACATAAGTGTCACTTTCTTCGTCCATTTCGACGAGACTGCCTGTCTTACCATTGATTATACGTATTCTTTCACCATCTTTTGAGTTGTCAAACTCCAGTACATGACCCGCTGAGGTCACTGTCACCCAGTTCTTTGGATAGTTCGTGATGTGTTGAGGATTATCATTATTCTCTTCACTACCATCGAACAGTTCTGTGTTTGTGGTATCTTGTCTAGCCATTAGTAACCTCCTCCGTAGTTACCACCGCCACCGCCACCACTGCTAGGTGGGTTACTAGGTGGATTATTTTGCTGTGGTGGTGTTGTATTTTCTGTAGGTGGATCAACTGAAACAGGTGTGTCTGGTGTCTCTGTGATACCACTTGCTATGGTAGTTGAGCCTGGTGATGGGTCTGATACACCTGATACCTGTGTCTCTACCACTTCTACTGTTGTGTTCGGTGGGTGACCAACACAGTCAATATAGGATTGAGATTCAAATATCTCAGTAAACTTAGTAGGTCCTACGTACTGATATGTAGGTGTGATGTCAGCACCATATCCTTCTGGATCTACGATCCGAGGTCTTACAAATCCTACTGTCTTTGTATTGATAGTTGGGGTGAGTAACCTACCCTCTGTATCAACAGATATATCACCGACCTCATTAGGTCCGACATATATCTTAGGTTCTTTGTATCCTTTACCTACGTTTGTGATGTCGATAGTGTCGAGCACTGGTATGATATCATCGCAGTTAGCATACAATGCTGTAGCATTAGCAGGAATAGCGAGGTCATAAAATTCTCTAATTGGATTAAGTTGGAACTTAAATGTACCACCAAGTGTTTGTACATTCAAGCCAGGTGGTATGTACGTGGTTTTATCTAACGTAGCAAGAGCAACAAAACCAGTGTTATCGTAATCATATTCTATGATCTGTAGCACTGCTGTATTTGCGTCTCCATCTGACTCTTGATAGAAGAGAACGTCACCTGTGTCAGCATAGTCGTTCAGTTCTACCTTGTCTATCAGGAAGAATCTTTGTTCTCTTGGGCAATAGGTGTTGTCAGGATCCAATCCATAACCTACGCCTGGCTTATCAACTCTCACTTTCTCTATTTTACCATTTTTGATGATAGGGGTCAACTTAGCACCTGTACCTTCTGGTTCATTACATGAGAACATTGCTCTAACTTTAGCAGTCGTATTAATATTAGAACCTTTGTTACGCATGAGTACACCAACCATAGCACCTATGTCATCAATGATAGGCAATGCTCTGATAAGACTTGTGGACTGTGCATTGTCAAAAATTAATTCTGGGAAACAAGGTTTCTTACGTGTGTTACTTGGACTACAGTTTAGACTTTCAAAGTTGATCGTACCATCTGATGCACGTATAGGATATACACTGTCAAACTTCTCTACTAAGCTCTTGCCCTTCTCGAATGTCTTAGACGTTACACCAGTTCCTGCTGCTCCAACTTCTGCGAACTCACCATTCTTAGTGTTAAATGCTTTCTTGACCAGTTTGCCACCTATGAACTTAGTGACTGGAACCCATCCACGTGAGTTAGGTATAGCTGTGCCAACGAGCTGAGTCTTACCATCTTTAAGTGCTGCTTTTGCTGCATCACTGTACTGACTCATCTGTTTCTTTTGTTTGTCCCCTTCACTCTCTTTACCTCCTGCTCCTGTCTCGAATGTAGATAATCCAAGAGCACAAGATAGGTCACCATCACAAACCATGTCGATTAGATCTAATACTTTGTTTGTGATCTGTTGGATAAGAGCAGCATTGTTCTTGATAGCACTCAATGCACCATCAAGGATACCTAGTGCAGTGTCAAGACCTTTCATCAACTTGTCCATCAATCCACCGAACAAGTCTTGGAATATATCCTGTGCCAAACACAATGCAGCGTCTAGTGCTTGTCCAAGAAGATCCTTCAACAGTCCACCAATAACATCTGCTAGTTCATTGAAGAGTTGTTTGAAGAGACAGTCAACAAGATCTCCTATGTTCTTGAGTTGTTCAACAGCTGGATCTAATAAATCTGGATCAGGAATTTTGATGTCATTAATAACTTCTTGTATGTGCTTCTGTGCTTCTTTCAATACTGTACCCTTGACGTTAGCAAGCACACCACCCATGAATCCCTGTATCCTATCTTGTATTGCTTCTATTTCTCCTGCTACGTCTTCTATATCACCAGTGACCTTGTTAATAAACTCACCTATCTCGTTCTTCTCTATACCTCTAGCAAACTTTAGGAACTCAGCAGTAGCACCCTTGATCTTTACATCTGCGGGTGTACCACACTTACCATTACCTACATGTATAGTATATTTCTTTCTCTTGTCAGCATTCTTCATTGCTTCAGTCTGCTGCTGTGCTTCACCACGTTCGTTGACAGTTGAGACTGTATTTTCCTCAGTGGTCTGTGTTACAGGTCCGCTTGTGTTACCTGTGGCTGGATCAGTAGTTGTTGTGTCAGCTGTACCACCTACAATACCACCACCTGTACCATGCTTATCTGGATCATAGTCTGGTGCATGTATCTGTTGGTATCCTTTACTACTTTGCTCTGGTAGTTTAGTGTATATGTCCTTTGGGTTCTGGTCACTGATACTACCCATGACCACTGGTATCTGAGCTGAGGATCCATCCATAAAGAATCCAACTACCCATGAGCTAACCTGTAACTGTTGAATAGTACCCATACCACTCTTCATGGCATAGACAGCTGGCATGATACAAGATGCCCATGGTAAGTCTCTGGTTGGTAGTACCTCTTTATCTGGGTTGTGATACCCTACGATTCTTACCTTAACCTTACCTGTATAATCGTAATCTTTAGACTGCGAACCATCATGGTCTGGATCCGACCCGTCGTTCTCGACTTGTCCTATCCACCAATTAAATCCATCTTTACCGATGGCATGTGCAGCACTTTCTAAGTTCATCCTATACTATCTCTGTATACTGTGACTCTTGTAGTCATGGTATCTCTTTCTGTCAAAAATTGACGATAGATTTTACCTACTATGTAGCGACCACTAATCTCAGGATCTGGGTCACCTGATCTAGGATCCATCTTGTTTATCTCTACAACCTGTCCAATATATAAATCCTGATTACCCTCGTAGTCGAAGGTTCCAGCCTGATTAAAAAAGAATTGATTCCTTATCATACTCTGACTGAGCTGTCTTGTCAAGTCTTGTGTATATGTACCCTCTGTGTACATCGCTGTGTCCATGACCTTTGACATAATTCTGGTTGGTCTACCACCACCTAATTCTTCACCACCAAATCTTTTGTAGAACTCTGGTAAGTCTGCTGTTGGGTTTAGTTTCTTCATCTCAGGGTAGAAATCATTGATGAAGAAGGGTATCTCCTCATACTTAAAGTCTTTCATGTCCAGAGTATATGTGGCACTAGCATAACTACCAAGGTTTAGACCACGAAAGATGTCACTTGTACCTGATAGTGTGAACCCACTTATATGAATGTCGTCTGTGTCTTCCTCTTCTTCCATATTAATATTGATTACTCTTGTAGTCTCTTGCTCTACTAGTGCATCCATTGATCTGAAGTGGTATCCCTCTCTATCCTCATAGAACAAGAATCCCGCACTGCTCTTTCCACTGCCACCTTCTAATATAGATCTCCATGACAACCAAGTAATAATAGTATATGGATCCCAGTATGGACTAACAAAAGACAATTTGGTTTGCGACTTATCAAAATCTACTATTTTATCTGACTTCAACTCTTGGGATATTAGTTCTTGTACAATTTCATGTGTAGGTTTACCACCACCTTTACCAAATCTCTTTGATATTTTTGTAGCACTATTTTTTACAGCATCTGGACTGACACAATATACTGTTGCTTGTGACTGTTTGCCATCTATGACCATGCGATCTTGTATATCATATACAACCATACTATATGTGATTACATTTTCTTCTCTATCTTTCCATGAGATATCCATAGGTTCCATACCCATCAACCCACCTAAGAGACCACTTGATGAGTCATTCAATTTTAGAACCAGTAGAACATTTGCCTTAGTAATGTCCTCATAGTAATGTAACTCCATCAACTGATTAGCATTAAAAGGTTGTACAATGATACCTGTCTCGTTTGTCTGTGCATCATACACCGACATACCTATCTTTAGATCTAGTAGCTCAAAATTTGATTGCTTCATACGTCGTGCGGTGTCTCCCCTCCATGTACAGTAGTAAGACTATGATTGAGATACTTACTAACTCTGATTTCTGTAGGTGCTATTGTATTAGTAGGTGTGTTAGTTCCTGCCCCTTGCTGCATCTGAGCAACGATCTCTTTGAGTCTCGCAGCAGCTGCTCTACCACCCTCAGTCTTCTCATCATTTATCATCATGGTAGTTTTCTGAGCCATGTTAGATTCATTGCTCATTCTGACTTGGTTTGTGATATTGTTTATATCCTGCTTCTCATACTGACTGCCTTCTGATGCGGGTTGTACTTTACCTAATAATTTAGTTATGAATCCACTAGCAGCTTTAACTTGTGTAACTGCCTTAGAGTTCATAAACATATTTTTTGCACCCTGTGTAATATTACTGATAGAGTTTCTCATAGCATCTATCTTAGTATCACCCTGTGTTGATATCTGATCAGGTGCTAGTGAAGGTCCTCCAAATGCATTAAGAGTTGGATCACCTTCCTCGAATCTTTTCTGGTCAGTACCAAAGTCATTCATATAGTTTTCATATTCTTGTTTAGCATCCCAGTTAGGGTCATTTTTACCCATTGCCTCAAAATCTTTTAAAGACAATCGTCCTTGATCGTAGTTCTGTTTTGAGAACTTGGATTTTCCTTTAGGTCTACTTGCTCCCATACCAAAAGGTAGAAGCATTTTTAACATGGAACCTACACCAAAACCACCACTTTGTTTATCTTTCTTTTTCTTTTTTGTTTTGACATCAAATGCTTTCGCTACACTACTTGTTTGTGCTTCAAGTGCTGCTCCCTCACCACCTGGCACCTCAACCTTATCCATCAATCCAGCTAATCCAGCTGCCACTGCCTTGAGTGGTAGTGCCATGGCATCTGCTAGTGCTTTCTTATATTCCTCTAGTCCTAAATCTTCAGTCAGCTCACTAGCAACGTTCTTCTTACCTACCAGTCCTAAGCTCTCTAGTGACTTAACACCTGATTTAGTTTCAGGTCTCTGGGCACTAGGGTTCAGGGCATTCATCATAGGTGATGGAGATACAGCACCACCCTCTGCTAGTTTAAGTCCAGAGTTCTGGGTTGTTGAATTTGTTGTTAGTCTATTATTAAAGTTACCCTTGGGTGCTTCAACATTTATATTTGTATCGCCAGGATCACCCTTATCACCTTTCTCTCCTTTTTCTGGTG